TACTGCGGTAGACAATCTTGACTAAATAACTGAATTGAAGAGGCTTTTATAAACTAACATCAAAAAGGAGACAATCACATGTCAAACGCAAGTCCAGTTAAATTCGGAAATGCTAATAGTGGTGGAACTCGTGATGATGCTCTGTTTCTAAAAGTATTCGCAGGTGAAGTAATTACTTCATTTGATAGAGCTTCAAAAACAGCAGGTGCAGATATGGTAAGAAGTATCTCATCTGGTAAGTCAGCAACTTTTCCTGTTATGGGAAGAATTGGTGCAGAGTATCACGCAGTTGGTGCCGAAATATTAGGTTCCGCAGTTAACTCAAACGAAAAGGTTATTACAATTAATGACCTTTTAATATCTTCTGTATTTATTTCAAATATTGAAGAAGCAAAAAGCCATTGGGACGTAAGAAGTGCATACTCTACTGAAATGGGTAGAGCATTATCTTTCCAAAAAGATAAGCATATCTTACAAACAATCGGACAAGCATCTCTAGCTAGTGCAAACGTAACTGGTGGAGACGCTACAACTAACGTAGTAAACACAGGCATTGCTTCTGCTACAGACGCAACTGCGGCTAACGCAATGATAGATGCTATCTTTGCGGCGGCTAAAGAGCTTGACGCAAACTACGTTCCTTCAGAAGGCAGAAAATGCTTTATGAGACTAGAAGAATACTACAAATTAGCAAACGCTACTAATGCAGTCAATGTTGACTTCACAGGTAATGCTAATGGCGGTATCGCTTCTGGTAAAGTTATGAAAATTGCAGGAATTGAATTAGTACCAGTTCCTCACTTTGTAGCTTCTAATGTATCGTCAGGTGTAGACGCAGGTTCAGCAACTAACGCAGGTTCAACTCCACAAGCAGTTAACCTATCAAACTTTGTTGCTCTTGTATCTCACCCTTCAGCAGTAGGAACTGTTAAGCTAATGGATTTAGCTGTTGAAAAAGAGTACGACATAAGAAGACAAGGTACGTTAATGGTTGCTAAATACAGCATGGGTCATGGTGTATTAAGACCAGAAGCGGCAGTCGGAATTAAAGAAGCGGCATAGTCCCTCTTTACTTACATTGGGCGGAGATTAACACTGACAATCCGCCCAGTGTTCAAACAAAATTTTAATACAAAGGACAGATGACAACACAAATTACACCCACAAGTGAATTACAAGCTGTAAATATAATGCTCTCTACAATAGGAGAAGCACCAGTAAACAGTATCACTGGAACTACTACAGTTGATGTAGGTACAGCAAAAAATATTTTAAATGAAACATCTATGTCCATTCAATCACAAGGGTGGAATTTTAACTCACACATTAATTACTCATCTTTAACTTTAGATAGTAATAACAAAGTTCCCCTACCTTCAAACTGCGTTAAAGTTGACGCAAATTCCCAACACAGATATTTAAACTACACATTAAGAGATGGTTTTCTATATGATATGGATAATCATACAGATGTATTTACTTCTGCACCTGCTTCAGTTGATATAGTTTTAGTACAACAATTTGAACATTTACCAGAATACGCTAGACAATATATTACAATGAAAGCGGCTAGAAGATTTGCGGCTAGATTTGTAGGTGATAAAGAAATTACACAATTAATTGGTCAAGATGAACAAGAAGCATTAATGGCATTCCATCAAGCAGACAGCCAAGAAAGTGATGTAAATATACTTGATGGAGACAGTAATACATTTTCTATAATACATAGACCTACTAGAAGGAACTACTAGCTATGGGTGGTGTTGTTTCACAATCTATTCCTAACTTCTTAAATGGTATGTCTCAACAGACACCTACTCAAAGAGGATTAAATCAAGGAGAAGACCAAGTTAATTTACAAAATGGTCTAGTAGATGGTTTATCTAAAAGACCACCTTTAGATTATGTAGCAACAGTAGATGCTTCAAATATATATTCTAATAAAACAAAATTTTGGAGTATACAAAGAGATGATGCTAACCAATACATTGTAGCTTTATATAATGGTGGTGTTAAAGTATTTGATTTAGATGGTAATGCAAAAACTGTTACCATACAAAGTGGTTCAAATTATTTAACTTCTACTAATCCTAAAGAACATTTTAAATTAGTAAATATTGCTGATTATACTTTTATAGCAAATACACAAACTACTGTAACTGCTGACAGTACAACGTCTGCGGCTAAAGTAGAAGAATTTTTAATTGTTTGTAAACTAACAAACTATGGTAGAGAATATAAAGTAGCTTTAAAACACCCTAATATGGGAGCTGAATTAGAAGTAATATTTCAATTACCTTCAGGTAATGATGCGTCCACTGATAGTAAATTTAGAGATACAAATAAAATTACAGATATACTTTTATATGGTAAATCCAGTTCACATTGGGACGCTAATGCAGATGGTATTGGTTTTAAAGTTGTTAGAACTGATAATGGTGTAACTCAATCTACAACAGAAGGGTTGGCAAATAATGCAGGTTTTACTAATTATTTTACATTTGAAAGTTTTGATAGTGTAATTTATGGAAAACCTACAGATAACAATGCTAATTATACAATTAGTTCTTCAGATGGTTCTGGTAATACAGCTATGTACGCTATCAGAGATGAAATACAAGATTTTAGTAAATTACCTTTCTATGGAAAGAAAGATGTAATTATAAAAGTAACTGGTGAAGAAGGAGATACATTATCAGATTACTATGTTAAATTTACAGGTAAGTCTGGTGTATGGAATGAAACTATAGCACCTGCTACTTCTGTAGGATTAACTAATTCTACAATGCCACACGCATTGATTAATAATAATAATGGTACATTTACTTTTAAAGAATTAGATTGGACAGATAGAGTATGTGGAGACATTGAAACAAATGCTAATCCAACTTTTGTTGGTAAAAAAATTAATAACCTTACATTTTATAAAAATAGATTAGGTATTTTATCAGGAGAGAATTTAGTATTAACAGAAAATGCTTCTTTCTTTAATTACTTTGCAACTACATCTACACAAGTTTTAGATACTGACCCTATTGATATAGCGGCTTCAGGTACACAAGTTAATACACTTAAAAACTCTGTAGGATTTAATGAAAGTTTATTATTATTTTCTGATACAGCACAATATAAATTAGATAGTTCAGGTGAAAGTATATCACCTACAACAGCTATACTTAATGAAGTATCTTCATTTGAACATGATGATAAAGTAACACCAGTTTCAGCAGGGAAGTTCGCTTACTTTGCACAAGCTAGAACAAACAATACAGCAATAAGAGAATACTTTGCTGATGATGACACATTAACAAATGATGGTTTAGATATAAGTGTATCAGTACAAAATTTAATTCCATCTAATACTTATCAAATTATAAGTAATACTACAGAAGACACATTGGTATTTTTATCTTCTGACACAGCAGACGCACAGACTGCACCATATACAGGCACAGCTTCGGCTACAAATGCTAGTACAATGATTATCTATAAGTATTTCTTTGATGGTGGAGAGAAAGTACAAAACGCTTGGTCTAAATGGACATTTACAGGTGTTAAAATTATTGGTGTTATGTCTTTAGAAAGTTATCTTTATGTATTAGCTTCTGAAGGTACTACTACAAAATTATTTAAACTAGATTTAAGAAACTTAAAAGATACTACCATAGGTCATGGAGTTTATCTTGACCTTAAAACTTCAGTTTCAGGAACGTATGATGCCGCAACAGGCTTAACTACGTTTACATCACCTTATGGTGCAAAAACTGGATTGTTAGCTGTAGATAGAACAAATGGAAATAACTACACAGCTACAAACACAAGTGGTTCTACTTACACAATCAAAGGTAATCACACTTCATTATACATTGGTGTGCCTTATGAAAGTAAATACAGATTATCTACACCTTATATCAGAGAAAATACTGGTAGAGGTTTAGTAGCTGTTACTACAGGTAGATACCAAATTAGAAATGTATTGTTTAATTTTGAAAACAGTGGGTTCTTTCAAGTGGAAGTAACTCCAACAAACAGAGATAAATCAACTTCAATAATGAATGGATATGTCATTGGTACATCTTCATCTATTGTTGGACAACCTGCTATAGCTTCAGGAACATTAAGAGTTCCAGTACAAGCACAAAATACAGAGTTCATATTAGATATTAAATCATCTTCTCACTTACCTATGTATATCGCAGGTGCAGAAGTTGAAGGTTATTATCATAACAGAGCAAATAGGATTTAATGGTTAAAGAAAATTATGTACGTCCTGCTATATTAGCGGACTGTTTAGAATTAGCACCTAGAGTAAGAGTAGGTGATAGAAAAGAAATTATGGCTTCAGATGGTGTAACACCATTGGAAGCATTAGTCTTACCTTTTACAGAAGAGAAAGCTAAAATTTATACAATAGTAGGAACTGAAAGCGAAGGTGTAATTGGTATGTTTGGTTCTTCTCCAACTAAATTAAAAGAGTATGGAGTAGTTTGGCTATTATCTAGTGAAAAACTTTTTAAACATGTAAAACAATTTATTAAAGAGTGTCCTTACTGGGTAGCAGATATGAGTAAAGATTATAAATATGTTTACAATTTCGTAGATGAAAGAAATTGGAAAGCATTAAAATGGTTACAATTTTTAGGATTTGAACCAAAAGAAAAAATAGGGAAATTCGGTGTCGGTAAGATGCCATTTTTATTAATGATGAAAGAGGTAAATAATTAATGTGTAACATTGGTGCGGCTATTCAAGTAGCAGGATTAGTTCAAGGTTACAGAGAAAAGAAAGTACAAAACAAAGCTATCAGAAGAGACCAAGAGACATCACGAAGAGGATTTGATAGAGGTTATTTACATGATTTAAACAAAATTGACCAAGAGAAAGTCAATGCAGATAAAGAAAAAACTAAAGCAGAAATTAAATCTAAAGCAGAAAAGAATTTAGAAATATCACAAAAAACAAATTTAGGTTTTGGTAATAGTACAAAAATAGTTCAATCAATCGGATATTTATTTGATGAAGACTGGATTGCTATTACATCAGACCACGACAAAGATGTTGAAACATTTAAAAATCAACAAACAGAAGCATACGCTAATCTTCATAAAGGCTATAACAGCTTAACTTCCCCAATAGAACCTTCAAGAACAGGATTAATGTTAGATATAGCTTCAACTTCTTATGAGGCGTACCAAAGCAATGAAACAAAGAAACAGGCTAAAACACAATAATGGCAAAATATAAATCACAAGCAACTACCAAATACTATGGAATAGGTGGTACAGGTAAAGTTTACACAAATACACAATCAGATGGATTAGCAAAATCTTTAATTAATTCAGGTTATAAAATTGGTGAAGGTGAAAATAAAAGAATTGATAGAAAAAAAGATAAAGCTATAGCTAAAATTGATGAGCTATATGCTTCAGGTAAATCTTTTGAACAAATACAATCAGAGATACTAGCAAACAAACACCCAGATTTAACTGGTAAGTACATAGAGCAAACTACAAATTATCATGCAGGTAAAGTTAAAGCGGCTGAAGTTATTAAAGAAATAGAAGCTAATAAAAATAAATATGATTATACTGATACTGCACAATCATTAGAAACTTTCTATAAAGAATATATGCCTGAATTTGAAAGCATGGATAAAGCTACAATTTTAGGATTTTCTAAAACATTCAATGTCTATAAATCAACAGAAGCAGTAAAAGATGCAGAGAATAGAAGTGCGTGGGCTTCAGAAGTTAAAATATCAGAAGGTGTAACTCTTATTGAAACATTGCCTACAAGTATGATTGCGGCTGAATTAGGTAATACAATTAAAGATATGCAAACATCTGTTCCTAATACAAATGGTTCATCTAAACCTAATCAATTATATACTAATAAAGAAACATTAAATGTCTTAATGAGAAGTGTTAACAAAATTATTGCTACAGCAAAAACAGAAGCAGATTTAGAAAGAGCCTTCGCTATATTAAATGCTGATTTAGGATTTGGTCAAGATGGTACTAAATTAGGTTCACTAGGTTCAAGAAATCACAAAGAAATACTTAAACTTAAAGAAGATTTAGAAAAGAAAAGAAGAGCATTAATAATTAATGATAGAGTAGAAAAAGATGAACAAGAAAAGAAAGAAGTAAGAGAATTAAATGCTTCTATATTTGAAGAAGTAGAAGAAGCATCACCTGATGGAGTTTATAAAAGACCTAAAAATCACATAGAGAAAATGGAAATAAGAGACAAGCTAGAAGAGTATGGTGTTCCTGCTTATGTTACTAACTTTGACAGATTAATGAATGACAATGAGTATATTGACCAAAACCCTGAAGTTTATAACAATTTAGTTTCTAGTATTTATGATGGTGAATTTACAAGCCAAGAAGAAATAGCAGATGCAATAAACAACTTAAATATAGACCCTAGACTACTTGCTCCTACACTAGCATTGTTTGAAAGTTGGAGTAAATCAAGCACTAAAAATGGTTCTATACATACACAAAATGTTACTTACAAAGAAGGTCTTAAATACATTGAGAATGCTGTAGAAGGTAATTACACTTCAGGTGGAATACTTAAAGAGAATGGAAACAAAGCAATTAGAAATGCACACAATTACATGAAGAAAGAATTGTATCAATTTGAAGCAGATTATTTTGAAAAGCATGGGAAACAACCTTCTACTATTGAACGTGAAGAATTTATGAAGAAAATGGGTGATATTGTTATTGCTAAATTTGTTGAAGGTACAGGTGGCGACCCTACAATGAAAACTATGACAGAGTACGAAGCTGAAATTAAAGAGAAAGAAGAGAAGAAGAAAATTAAAGATGAGAAGTATGAAAAAGCAGGAGTAACTGAAACTACTGAAGCTATTACACAAATACTAGAAGATGCAAGATTACAAATCCCTGTCAAAGTAACAGAGGCTTTAGAGAAATTTGATAGTAATATATTTGGCTTTGGTTTTGGTAATGATGAAACATGGGGTAAATCGGAAGCTGAAGATAGACAAACCTTTGCTAATGAGAAAATCCCTGCGGTAGTTGCAGAAATACTTAAAGACGTTCCAATTACAATGGACGTAATTGAAGCAATGGAAGATTCAGATTTTAATAGTTTAAAAGAACAAATTGCTAAAGCTATACAAGCAGGTTCAAACACATCACTAGGTAAAATAACTACACAACAAATAGATAAAGCATTGCAATTAGTTATTCAAAATAAAGGAAGTTAATGGCATCATTTAGTACATCAATAGGGACACCAATTAAAGGTAATACAGTAGTAGAAGATTTAAAAAAACCAGAGAGTGCAGAATTAGCGTTAGAAGAAATACAAACTGAAAAATTTTATAATACTTTAAAAAGTTATTATTCATACAGAGAAAAAGACACAAGTTTTGACACTATGTCTCCTGCTGATTTATTAGAGTATTTTTATACAGATAGGTCTTGGAGAAACAACAATACTTTTTCTATGGGTATGGATATGGCTAATGTCTTTGGTGAAGATGATGATAAGAGAATAGCAGAATTTGCATATATTCAACAAACGTATGCGGCATTGCCTTCATTTTGGAATGACCCAAATAGAAATTTTGGTTCATGGTTGATAGATAATGGTGGTGCTATGTTAGCCGACCCAGTAAATTTAGTTTCATTAAGAATTGGTGGTGTCGTTGCAGGACAAGCGTTTAAACAAGCATTAAGAGTAGCTCTTAAATCAAAAATGGCTAAAGAGATTTCTGCAATCACTATTAAAGAAACTGCAAAAGAAGCAGAAAAGTTAGCTTTAGGTAAAGCAATTAAAAAAGGTGCATTAACCGAAGGTTATATTAATGCAGGTATTGCAGGTGGACAAGATATATTATTACAAAACACTGCTATTAAAGCAGGTATACAAGATGAGTACAGTTTAAAACAATCAGGTATATCTACTGCCGCAGGGTTTGGTTTTGGTACTATTTTTGGTGCAGGATTTTCAGCAGGTGCTTTTAAATTAAAAAATAGAAATCTTGCTAACAATGCTATTAAAAATCTAAATGATATTCACAATTATGGTAAGAGTACCACTACTGGTGCTAAACTGTTTGATGATTTAACTATTACACACAAATCTAAAAAAGCAGATGTCAATGCTCCTAAAAATAAAAAACCCCCAAAAACTACAAAAGAATATCTTAAAAAATTAAGAGGCGATAAAATTAGAGCAGACGATAAACCACCTAAATTAGCTATCAATGCTACTAAACAAAAAGATGGTGGTTACACAGCATTTGTTAAAAATAAAATTGCGGAAGTTACAGAACAATTAGAAAAGAAAACTATCACTAAAGAACAGATGATAAGAGAAACTGTAGAATTAGGACAAGATGAAAGATTGATGAGAAGATTAGCTAACAACATGGCTAACTCTGATGAGTTTACAAAAATGTATGTAACTGTGATTTCACAAGCAGATGGTATTAGAACAAGATTTGATAAGATAGGAGCATTATCTACAGAATTAAATAGAATAGATTTATCTGATGCAGAAGTAGATGACATATTAAAAGAAATTGCTAAATACGATAGTGAAATTACACAACGTATTCTTACAAAGAAAAAAGGTTCAGAAAATGTAGCTAGAGGTATGGTAGCTCACCAAGTAGATGCAAAAGGAACTAGGGCGGCAGAATTAGTTACACAACCTGAAGACCCTGCATTACTTATTAAGAAAAAAGGCACTAGAGAACAACAGATAGAATTTTGGAGAACAGTAGGAAAACTTGGAGATAGAGAACAAATTATTGCGGCAATGCAAAATGTTAAAAAAATAGATAGATGGGATATTGCGGCAGAGTATGTTAACAACAACTTACTATCTTCACCTGATACACACATATTAAATATTGTATCTGGTCTTACTCAAACAGTTTGGAAACCTGCGGTTATGGCATTTAGAGGAGCAAACATGCTTCCAAGAGATGCTGTTAGAGGAAGACAAATAATGAGAGAAGCCTTCCACACTTTTGTATATCAATTTGCATACACAGGTTTTGCTTTAAAAAGAGCAGGTAAATCATTTTGGCAAGGTAGACCAATATTAGATAGTCAGCAAATGAAGTATGATAGTAATATTAGACAAGGTCAACTTCAAAGATGGATAAGTGAGTTTGGTAAAACTTATACTGACAGATTAGGTATGGCAGGAAAAGTTATACAACGTGGACAAAAAATTGTAGGTGGAACTGTAACTCTACCTTTAAGAGTTTTAGCGGCAGGAGATGAATTTCTTAAATCTATGGCTTTTCAAGCTAGAATGGCGGCATCTATTAATAGTAAAATTATAGATGAAAGCCCAGATTTTTCTATATTAAAAGGTGATGGATTTAGAAAAAGATATAAAGAAAGAGCAAAAGAATTACAAGCAGATTACATAGATAATAAAACAGGTAGAGCAATAGAGATAGGAAACACTGTAGAAGATAGATTAGATGCACCTTTGCATTATGCTAGAGAATTGTCATACACACAACCTGCAACACAGGTAAACCCTTTAACAAATCAATTAGAAGGTGGACTTACAGGTTGGATATTAAATCAAACAGCTAACAAAGCTAAATGGACTAGAGTATTTGGTCTTCACTTTATTAATACACCATCAAACTTATTGAGATGGAATTTTCAACACTTACCTTTTCTAGGTAGATACCAATTTCAAATGAGACACTTACTTGCTGAAGCTGATTTACCAGATTTAGATGCAGGTGCTAGTACATTTAAAAAGATAACACATAGTTTAAGTAAAGGTAAACTTGGAAGAGTAACTGCACCTGTTAGAGGTTTGTTTGGTAAAACAAGATATTTAAACCCAGAGGCGGCGGCAGAAGCTAACGCTAGAATACAAATGGGTTATCTATTATGGGTAGGAGCTTTAAGTCTTGTGTTGTCAGGAAAAATTACAGGCGGTGGAAGCAGAGATTGGAGAATTAATAAAGAGAAAGAAGCTAACACTGGTTGGCAACCATATTCATGGAAAACAAATGATGGCAGATATATTTCATTAAATAGATTAGACCCAATATTTACACCAATGTTTATGGTAGCTGATATTTATGAAGCATACAGTAAATGGGCTAGAGAAACAGATGATTTACCGCCAAGTATTGATAAACAATTAACAGAAGCAAGTATGGCTACTATTACTATGTTGACAAGAAATATTACTTCTAAATTTTACACTAAAAATATAATTGAATTAATTAACTTTATGTCTTCAGATGATTTTATGAAATCAAGAAGTCCTGAAAGAGAAGCCGCTTCACAAGTTGCACAATTTATTTACAAAGGTATTCCTATGTCTGGTGGTTTAAGATACTTAAATAGAATAGGTGATGAATGGGAAAGAGATTTATGGACGTTTATGGATAGAATACATAGATTAAACCCATTTAATACACCAGATAGTGTAATGCCTAAACGTAACATGTTTGGACAAAAGATTGATAGAAAAAGAGGTTGGTTGTTTGGTATTGGTGGAGACATGGGTTTATGGTCTACACCTTTTGCTATGACTAATTTTAAGAACAATGCTACAGCTAAATTCTTAATGGATAAAGAGTTTAAATATTTACCACCTGCTAAAATAGATAGATACAGTGGTTTTAATTTAAAGAACATGAGAAACTCTAAAAATCAAACAGCTTATGACAGATGGCTTGAATTAAAAACAGAAATATTCCTAGATAAAAATGGTAAAGCTATTAAAAAACCTGACGAATATGAAGGTAAAAAATACACTGTTCAAGAGTACATTGAGTACGCTATAGCAACACCTACAAGTAAATTATATAAACACCCTTCAGGTGAGGTTGTAGGTAAAGATTATCAAGTTCAATACATTATAGATGTTATACATGCTGTAGAAAAAGCGGCTTATGCTGAAATGATTAAAGAATTTCCTGATATTATGGAAAGATTTAAACTTCAGAACAAGTTTATAAAAGAGCAATTTCAGAACCAAAAATCAATACTAGACAGCTTACTCTAGTAAACCTGCACTTTTAGTAAAACAAATTTAAAAAATAAGGAAAAATCATAAATGGCTAATAGTTTTGTACGTTATACAGGTAACAACAGTACAACAGCTTACGCTATTCCTTTTAGCTATAGAGCTACAGCAGACCTTACAGTTACCCTAGCAGGGGTAGCTACAACAGCATATACGCTAAATGCGGCAGGGACTACACTTACATTTAACTCTGCACCTGCACAAGATGTGGCTATTGAGATAAGAAGAAAAACGTCTCAAACAACAAGATTAACAGATTATGCTGATGGTTCAGTATTAACAGAAAACGATTTAGATACAGATAGTACCCAAGCGTTCTTTATGGGTCAGGAAGCTATTGATGATGCTAATGACGTTATCAAACCTTCCAATACAAACTTTCAATGGGACGCAAACAATAAAAGACTTATAAATGTTGCTAACCCAACAGATAACCAAGATGTTGCTACCAAGCATTATCTTGAAAATACATGGTTATCTAGTGCAGACAAGACTACTCTTAACAATGTTAATAGTAATATATCAGCAATCAATACTGTTAATAGTAACATATCAGCTATTAATACAGCTAACTCAAACTCTACAAACATAAATACTGTAGCAACTAACATTGGTTCAGTTAACACAGTAGCAACAGATATTACAAAAGTTATCGCAGTAGCTAATGATTTAGCAGAAGCAGTTTCAGAAATTGAAACAGTTGCAGATGATTTAAACGAAACAAGTTCAGAGATAGATGTAGTTGCAGGTTCAATAGCTAATGTTAATACAGTTGGTGGTGCTATAGCAAATGTAAACACAGTGGCAGGTGCAAATTCTAACATCACTACACTTGCAGGAATAAATGCAAACATTACTACTGTTGCAGGAATATCAGCAAATGTTACTTCGGTAGCAGGTATAAGTTCAGCAGTATCAGCAGTAAACAGTAATGCAACTAATATTAATGCTGTAAATTCTAACAGTTCAAATATTAATACAGTTGCAGGAATGTCTACTGCAATTAACACAGTAAATTCAAACTCTACAAACATTAATACTGTAGCAGGAGCAAACACTAATATTACAAATGTTGCAGGTTCTATAGCAAACGTAAATAGTGTTGCTTCTAATTTATCAGGAGTAAACTCTTTTGCAGAAAGATACAGAATTGCAAGTTCAGCACCTTCATCAAATAATGATGTGGGTGATTTGTATTTTGATACAGGTGTAAACGAATTAAAAGTTTACAAATCGTCTGGTTGGGCGGCGGCAGGAAGCACAGTAAATGGCACTGCAAATAGATTTGAGTACACAGCAACAGCTAATCAGACAACATTTAGTGGCTCGGATAATAATTCGGCTACAATGGCTTATGATGCAGGATTTATTGACGTTTACCTAAATGGTGTAAAATTAGCTAACGCAGATTATACAGCAACTTCAGGCACAAGTGTAGTTCTTGGAACTGGTGCTTCAGCAAACGATATTTTAATGGTCGTTGCTTATGGAACATTCCAATTAGCCAATATATCAATTAACGATTTAACAAATACACCTGCGGCTTTAGGCACAGCAGGACAGGCTTTAGTTGTCAACGCAGGTGCGACAGCATTAGAATACGCAAATGCTTCGTCAGCAGAAGTTTATGGTTTTGAAAAATTCTTTAATCCATCTACATTAGTAAGAACAGTTACAGAAAGTGGCAGTAAATACTACATAGATGGTGTTCAACAAGACACTTTAACATTACACGAAGGTAATACTTACATATTTAACTACCCATCAGGACACCCATTTAAGTTTTCAACAACTTCAGATGGTACGCATGGTGGCGGTTCAGAATACACAACAGGTGTAACTCACAATAGCTCAACACAAGTAACGATTGTTGTAGCTAGTAATGCACCAACTTTATATTATTACTGCTCGTCTCATTCAGCAATGGGTGGACAAGCAAATACACCTACACCTACTGATAATTCAGTAAGAGTAATAACTACAAATCAAGGTGTAGATAACATATCAGCAAGTCAATACGCCAACTTTGATGATGTGCAATTTGCGGCTAGTGGTTTCACTTGGTCGTTAAACAATGGCGAACTAATAGCTACAATATAACACAGGAGAAAATAAAACATGGCTACAGTAACACTCGGCAATATTAAGCTCAACTGGAAGGGAGCTTATAATGCAGGTACAGCTTATGCAATAGATGACGTTGTTTCGTACAATGGTTCGTCTTACGTTGCAAAAACAGCTACAACAGGAAACCTTCCAACTGTTACAGCTAACTGGGATATAATGTCCCAAGCAGGTACGAATGGTACTAATGGTACAAATGGTACAGATGTCGGAACAGTAATTACTACACAAGGTGATTTACTTTACAGAGATGGAAGTGGATTACAAAGACTAGCTAAAGGTACAGCAGGTCAAGAATTAAGAATAAACTCTGGTGCAACTGCTCCAGAATGGTACACACCTGTTGCAGGTGGTAACGCACCATCTTTTTTAGCTTTTATGTCTGGTAATCAATCAGCATATTCTCCAAATACTTGGTACGATATTCCTTTTGATAGCGAAAAATGGGATACAGATAGTGCTTGTTCAACTTCGCCAGGAGATAACTACCAATTTGTAGTACCATCTGGGAAAGCAGGTAAATATCTTTTTGATGGATATATTAGATGGTATGGTGCTAGTTCTGGACACTCAACAGCAAATACTTGGTCTGTAAAATTAAGACATAAACCGAGTGGTGGAAGTTATGCTAACTATGCAGAACAGTCGACTAGACAAGAACCAGATATAAACGCAGAGGGTTTTCATTTTAATTTTGGAATAGATTTAGCAGTAGGAGATGCTGTTAATGTTCAAATGCATGTAGATGTAAATGGAGGAAATTACAATGTTGCAGGTTCATCAACATATGAAACTTTCTGGAAAGGAATGAAAATAGGATAATTATTATGGATAAAATATTTAAAGTTATTGCATACTTAAATGCTAATGGAAAAACATTTGATGACGAAAGAGGTAAAATTGAACTTACTGATGATAATGGAGTTCAAAGTATTACTCTATGGAATGTTGATGGTTTAACTGAACCAACTGATGCTCAATTAGACGCATTAGAAAGTGAAGCTAATACAATAAAAACTGACCAAGAAAATGCACCTAATGTAAGAGCAAATCTTAAAGCTAGTGCAAAAGCAAAGTTAATTGCAGGAGAGCCATTAACTGAAGACGAAGCTAATACAATAGTTCTTTAATAAATAATCAAAATCGTAGGAGAAAAACTAAAATGACAAAAGCTAGAGACCTCTCTAAATTACTTTCTACAGCTAATGGTAAGATAGCAGGAAGTAATCTTGATGTATCATTTGAAAACATAAGCGATACTGGTACTGAAGGTACTAAAGTAGCTTCAGGTACAACAGCACAGCGTGGCTCTACAACTGGTCAATGGCGATACAATTCTACTACTGGATTTTTTGAGGGTAAAGGTGCTAGTGATTTTCAAACTTTAGAACCTACACCTACAATTATTTCTTCAAATGTAACAGAAATAGATAGTAATGCAGGTGGTAATATTACTATTAGATTAACAGGCACAAATTTTCTTTCTGGTGGAACAATTAAATTTATTGGAAGTGATGCTTCTGAAATAACTGCGTCAACTTCAACTTTTATTAATACAGCAAATTATGATGCTGTAGTAGCAAGAAGTTCATTTGTAAATTCTAAAGAACCTTATGATATTAAATATATTGCATCTAGTGGAAAAACTGCTGTTTTAGATAATTACATTAATGTAGATACATCTCCAACTTGGAATACTTCAAGTGGTTCATTAGGAACAATAGACCATACAGAATTAGCAGGGGGATATACTCTTACTGCTTTATCAGCAACAGATGCAGATGGAGATACTATTTCTTATTCAAAACAAAGTGGTTCACTACCAACAAATTTAAGTTTGAACAGTTCTAATGGCAGTTGGTCAGGAACAGTACCATCTATTCTTTCTACAACAACTTATAATTTTGATGGCAGAGTAACAGCAGGTGGAAAAACAACAGATAGGTCTTTTTCAATAACGCAAGAGGGACAGTTAAATCATAATGGTACACAATATGCGTTTTCATTTAATGGAGATATTGACAATGCAGGTTCTAATACAAGCACCTTTGTAAGTGCAGGTAGTTTTAATGATGATGCTACTGGTCAAACAAAATTTAATGCTAAATCTGCACACTTTCCAAATACTGGATATTCTAGTTTTAAAATACCAAATCATGCAGATATACAATTTGGTAGTGGTAATTTTACTATTGAGGGTTGGTTATATATTGTAGATGACAGTTCAAATGTAAGTTTATCTGCTAGAGTATTTCAAATGGGAGAAAATGCCAGTGGTGGTATGGCGTTAATATATAACTTTGGTACAGAATTTATGTTTGGAAATACCCATTCAGCAGTTGTTTCTGATAATTCTTCTAATTGGAGAGGAAATTGGAGATATTTTACAGTTACTAGAGATGGAAACACTATAAGATTATTTAAAGATGGTACAATAGTAAATACATCAACATCTGGTATGAACGATATTGACAGTTCTGGGGATTTATATTTTGGAGTTTATCCTGCAAATTTAACAGATACTCGAACAAATATGTATTTGTCTGAATGGCAATTTACAAAAGGTACAGCAAAATACACAAGTAACTTTACACCACCATCAGAAGCATTTTTAACATAACATGGCTAGAAAAAAACTTACACCAAAGGAATTTTCTGAAATATCAGCAGGAGTAAGACTGTCAAGCCACGAAAAAATATGTGCAGAAAGAATGAAAGTTTTGCATGAAAGTATAAATGAATTAAAGAAGGAAGTTAAAAGTTTAAGACAAGATGTTTCTAAAGGTAAAGGCATGGTTCAAGTGCTAGTATTTTTAGGAACAATAGTTGCAGGTGTTATTGGTTTCTTTCAATACAGATAGGAATTAATAATGTTTAAAATAACCGCAGTAATTTGCGTATTAGCAGTACATGGTCAAAATTTATGTCTTACAGGAGACATACCTTTAACTAAACCAGTTGATAATAAGCAAATGTGTTTAAACACAATAAAAAATATAGCTATTTCGGTAGATGAAGAATTTAAGAACAGAGGCATTCTTTTAGAAATGTCCTGTAAACAAATAGGAGAACAAATATGATAATATATGGATATTCATTAAAGACTTGGAAAGATAAAGCAAAGATATATTGGCTAAATACAGATAAAAAACTTTTTGTAGCCTTTGTAGCATGGTCAGTGCTTTTATGGGTAATGTAACATGTGGTTTGCTTTACTAAAAAATCCCCTTACGAAGATAATAGCAGAAAAAACATTTGGTGCTATTCAGCATAAATTACAAAAAGATAAAATTGTAAGAGAAAAAGAATTAGATGCGGCTTCACAAATCTCAATAGAACAAATTAAACAACAAGAACACTCGTGGAAAGACGAATGGTTGGTGGTTTTCTTTACGATTATGATGGCTTGTCATTTTATTCCATTTACACAAAACGCAATGGAACGTGGTTGGTCAATATTACAAAGTGCTGACCCTATGTTTTGGTACATTATTCTAACAATAGTTGGTGCATCATTTGGTGTAACTACAATGAATAAATTAAAAAAGAAATGATAGATAGAATTGCGTTTTTTATTTTTGGTTTATTAGATAAATTTGCAGAGCATTTAGACAAAGTATTTTTTCCTAAATCAAAAAAATGTAAATGCAATGGAAAGTGTAAGTGTAAATGAAAGTAAGTGAAGATACATCTGTAAGTATGCCAATTAAAAATATGGTTGGTATAATTATAGCTGTAGCTATGGGTATATTTGCATATACTGAAGTAACAGGCAGATTAACAAGTTTAGAAACTTCTCGTGAACTATTTAATGCAGACCTTTTAAAGAAATCAGAGCAAAAACCTACAGACCAAGAGCAATTTATGCTTTTAGAAGAGCTTTATAAAACAGTAGAAAAGATTGAAACAAGAATTGAAGACATGATGCACAACAAAGTAAATATAGAATTTGTAACTAAACAATTAGAAAAAGCATTGGAAGATATTGAGACTTTAAAAGATAAAGTCAGAGCAAATGGTAATGGAACACACTAATGCCAAGACCTGTTCGCAAATGGATTGTAAGACTGCGAATGTGGTATGCGGATATTAGAGGTCATCATGGCAAAAGGTGGGACTATGAACCATCAAAACATTATATGGGGAGAAATAAACACAAATGATAGAAACTGTGGTTGCTTTATTAATGATAATTAATGGAGAAATCAAAGAACATAGAATACAGCCATCTATGAGTGAATGCCTTAAAGGTAAGAGGTATGCACAAAGAAGTGAAACAGGTGATAATATAGTACACCAATGTATTCGTAATGAAGCAGAATTAGAACAAAATATTGATGGCAGTTGGACTATCAAAAAATTAATTTTAAAATAAGAAATGGCAAAAGCACCGAAGTGGGGTGAAAATAATTATGTTAAAGACAAACCCAGAAAACGAAAAGGAAGACACACAAAGTCTCCAAATAAACGAAACGACAAGAAAAAATACAGAGGACAAGGTCGTTAAACCAGAATTAAGTACAATTATAAAAGAGTTACCACAATTATTAGTAACTCATGCTTATAAAAAGCTAAAATCAGGAGAAGAACTAACAGCTTCAGAAATGAAAGTTTGTTTAGAAGTTTGTAAAACTTACAGCTCCGAACCTTTAGATAAAAAAGAAGAAAATATTTTAGATACAGTACCATTTGATGATGGACAAAAGAATTAATAACTTTAAAAATTTCCTGTATTTGTGTTGGAAACATTTAACCTTACCAGACCCAACACCAGTACAATACGATATTGCTGACTATTTACAGTCAAAAGAAAAGAGACTTGTAATAGAAGCGTTTAGAGGAGTAGGTAAATCTTGGATTACTTCAGCTTTTGTCTGTCATCAGTTATTACTCAATCCTCAAAAAAATATTTTGGTAGTCTCTGCGTCTAAAACTAGAGCAGATGACTTTTCTACGTTTACACAAAGACTAATAAGTGAAATGCCTTTGTTACAACACTTGATACCTAGAGATAATCAAAGACATTCAAAAGTATCATTTGATGTAGCACCTGCAAAAGCCTCACATGCACCATCAGTTAAATCTATGGGTATTACAGGGCAGTTAACAGGGTCTAGGGCTGATATTATCATTGCAGATGACGTAGAGAGTGCCAATAACTCACAAACGCAATTAATGCGTGATAGACTATCAGAAACAGTCAAAGAATTTGATGCCATTATTAAACCTAATACTGGACGTATTATATTCTTGGGTACACCTCAAAATGAGATGTCTCTATACAATACATTAGAAGAAAGAGGGTTTAAGACAAAAATATGGACTGCATTAGTACCTAACAAGACACAAAGAATAAGTTATGGACATAAACTTGCAGATATAATTCAAGGGGACGAAGGTAAACCCACAGACCCTAAAAGATTTGACGAAATAGACCTTATGGAAAGATTATCTTCGTATGGTCGTTCAGGTTTTAACTTACAGTTTATGTTAGACACAAGTTTGTCTGACCAAAACAGATACCCACTTAAATTAAATGATTTAATTGTAGCTTCAGGCTCTTCTACATGGAAAGAAGCTCCTGCGAAGATACAATGGGCTTCAGGCACACAGCAAATGAAAGATATAGACCCTGATATTCCTAATGTAGGACTTAAAGGGGATTATTGGGTAGCACCATTAATGATGTCTGAAGAATATACTAAATTTGAAGGCACAGTTATGTCTATTGACCCTAGTGGTCGTGGAGAAGACAAAACAGCGTATGCGGTGCTTAAAATGCTTCATGGAGTGCTTTATTTAACCTCTGTAGGTTCACTAGAGGGTGGATATAGCGAAGAAACTATGGCTAGATTATCTCATATTGCTAGAAAGCATGATGTAAACTATGTGGTCATAGAGAGTAACTTTGGTGATGGTATGGCAACCCAGTTGTTAAAACCTATCATGGCAAAGATACACCCATGTGAAATAGAAGAAGTAAGACACAATATACAAAAAGAGAAAAGAATTATAGACACACTAGAACCACTTATGAATAGTCATAGGTTAGTTGTAGATGATGTCTTAATACACGAAGACTTTAAGAACGAACCTGACCATCAGTTGTTTAGACAAATGACAAGACTGACTAGAGACAAGGGTAGTTTAAGGCATGATGATGCTATAGACGCACTTGCAATGGCGGCTAAATACTGGGTGGACAGATTAGATAGAGACCAAACCTTATCTTACAATCAACACAAAGAGGAACTCTTGGATAGGGAATTAGAAAAATTTATGGAACATTCAATAGGAAGGACACAGGTTAAAGACAGATGGATATAGAACATACTAAAGAAGCAATTAAGAAAGAAGAAGGTTTCCGAATGGAGACTTATCATTGTACAGAAGGTCATCTCACAGGTGGCTATGGACACAAGATGCTAGAAGGCGAAGTACCACCTACAGATAAAGCAGGGTGGGACAAGTTATTTGAAAGAGACTTTGCTAAAGCTGTATCTGGTGCAGATGAAGTATTAAAAGAATGTCCTGCTGATATAAGTGAAACTGCAAGAAATCTTGTGGTGGAGATGGTGTATCAAATGGGTCAATTCGGTGTATCTAAATTTAAGGGTATGCTTAAAGCTATATCAGAAAAAGATTACAAACAAGCGTCAGTAGAAATGTTAGACAGCAGGTGGGCTAAACAGACACCTAATAGAGCTAACAGAATGGCTGAACGAATGGCGAATATTTAGTAAAAAAATCTGTGGGGATAACGTTCTATACGAAAGCCACCCTTTCCCCCATAGGTTGCACCTGCGAGGCCTGAAAATCCTGCTTTTTGTTATTCTATGCGTGTTTCCTGCCTATATATACGCAAAGGATTGCCTCTCCTTGTACACACAGGCGTGAACTTTTTTTATTTTTGCGTGTGTGAGAGATAGTCTGTTTTTTTGCTTTCTCTTTATATACACGCACAGGCACACGCACAGCCCACACATAGAGCCACACACAAGCCACACAGAGCCACGCACAGCCACAACAACAGGTCAACGCAGGGTCTAGGCCATATCAATATGAAGAGTAAACCTGCACTATTAGATGAGAGCAAAAGAAAAGAAGATACTCTGTGTATCTCTTTGAGTATCTCTTCAAGTACATCATCAAGACAACATTAAGAGACAATCAATATTATTATTATATATGAATAGAACTAATTGGCTAAAGACAGACGCAGGAAAACTTTACAAGGCCAGAACTAATAAGAATTACAGACAAAAGAAAAAAGAAGACAAAAAGAAATCTTTAAAAGTTAATAAATCTTTCTCTTTTCACTTTCCAAAAGAATACAATCCATAAGTGAGTTAATCACTATTCCCACATAATCCCATTAAATCCTTTAATCTCCCATAATTGCCTATTTA